TCCAGCCGGTCATGAGCTTAATCCGCTTCAAGCTGTACGGATAGACCAGGGCGTCGATCTCGTATGTCTCGAAAAGCGGCCTCACCCGCTCGATCCCCGCCTCACTCAGCATCAGGATGAAGATCAGGCGCTCGTGGAAGTCCAGGCGCGGGTTCGCGTTCAAGACCTCCAGCCGGTGGTCGTACTCGATGCTCGGTGCCCTGTCGCTTCCGACGACGAACCATTCCGGTGGCTCGAAGTCATCCATCCACTCCATAGACCGCCCTCCCTATAATAGGTAATACAGAGAGCTTACCCTCGACGGCCATCTGATTTCAAGTTCAAAAAAAATAAGTCAGCGCTTCATATTTTTGTTGACAGAGAAGTAAGCACTTAGTATTGTGACATTAACGGTTAGGGAACAAGGCGCAACGAACAAACCAACTACGGAGCACGAAACATGAGAGCACCCAGATTGAGCACCAAAGACCGCAAGACAGCCTACCAAGCAATCGACCGCTTCAATGCCTACCACGAATGGATTCCGATTGGCCCGATGGTTGACGCCCTGAAAAGAGTCGGCCTGGTTGTGGTGCAGGAAGACAAGACCGAATGGAGCGGGTTCTGCTGCGGACGCGAGGGGCGTGCGAGCCTTCCCCTGGCCAAGGCCGACAGCAAGACCGGCGAATTCTACGAACCGCTCATGAACGCCTTGTGCCTGACCTGGTACAAGATGCAGAGCGGCAGATACGAAGTGGTTGCCTACATCAGCTAACCCATCCACACGGGCGCCCAGCGAGGGCGCCCGAAGGAGCTACTACGATGAACCTCTGTGAATGCCCTGCATGCAGCAGCAGAAGTCTGAAGCCCCACGCCACGGTTATCGGCGTGTCCGAATGCAAGAAGTGCGGAGCCATCTTCGGCCAGTGCTACTTGGGCGACAGCTACTCGATAGTCAAGCCCTGGTTTGAAACCGGAGCGGCCAGCAAGGAAGTGTACTTCGACCTTGAAACGGTCGGAAGCAAAGGCGTCGAGCGAAGGCACGGATGGATGAACCCCGCCACGAAGTGCATCACCCAGGTCGGATAGGGAGGCCACGATGCTGACTGAAAAGAAGGCCATCAAGTTCTTCGGCAAGGTCGAGCGAACGGCCATCGACCTGGAAACCGCCCTGAGCCTGGTTGATTGGAGCCACGGAGAAAACAGGGCGAATGAAATCAACATCGCCATGTGCAGGGTGGAGGAGGCCATCAAGTTGCTCCGAGCCAGTGTCAGCATGGCACGAACCGGGAAGGGATAAGACATGAAGTTCATTAACATGACGCCCGTGACTAAAGCCTACATACAGCGCCTGGCCCTCATGATCGAGGATGCGTGCGACGCCCAGGATGAGATCGACATCGACGTGCTTGAAGAAGCCACGAAGGGAATAGCGGTGGGAACAAGACATATCAAGACCCGCGAGGAATGGCAGGAGGAGCTGGCCTACATCAGGAAAACGGCCAAGAGCAAAAACTTCAAGAGCTTCAACAACGACCCCGACTGCTTCGGTCGCTACGTCGCCATGCAGGCTGAAGGCGCTGCCTACGACGACTGCTCAGACCTCGGCGAATGGATGCTGGAAGCCGCCGAATATGAAGGCATCGAGACTGATTGGTAGAAGGAGGTTGACATGGCCAAGACCAAGATCAAGAAAGACTCACACGGCTTTTACGTGCGAACTGATGGCAACATCTTTAGGCCGGAACCCACGCCCTATTCATACCGCACTCACGGCGTCTGCAAGGGCCAGACAGCCTTCAAAGAGGGCGAGGCCGTCAAGGCCCGCCACATCCCCCAGACACCCTATGCCAAAGTGAGCGGTGAGCACACCTGGGAGGTCTGGCACTCCTACGGGTGCTACTATGACTTTGACCATGATGGCAAGCTCAAGGCGTCAGACCTGTGCTGGACTCCAGAAATAAAGCAACCTATCCAATTATCTATTGATTTTTCTCTTGACAGTCAGTAAGCACTTATGGTATTTATCAGACAATGACGGCTAGGAAACGAACCCCAACGACGGAGGACGACATGGAAGCAGTAGTGAAAAGGACAGTCACGCCAGACCACGTTGAAGTGACCCGCGCCAACCGAATGAGCGCGGTCAGGATCAGGAAACCCAGGGTGTTCAGGAGCGCCTACGACGTGGCGGTCAGCCGGGGATTCCCCTTCATCAACGGCCAAGGGCGTGCCATCGGGAACGTCTGGTACACCCGTTTTACGAAAGAGCAGGATGGAAGCGGCCCTGCCCTGTTTGTCGGGCTTGACCACAAGGTTGACCGCTGGTTGATCGAGCAGGAGTAGGCCATGAACGTCGAACTATCCAATGCCTATCGCGAGTACAAAGACCTGTCGAGGTATGCCTGGGCTGACAAGGTGTTTGGAAGAAACGCCCGCCGACGCCTCGATGAGCTGGGCACGCTGTTGCTTAAGAATGGCATCACCTACATTCCCAACATCTTCGGAGACATACCGATCAGGAGCAACTGGTCGAAATAGGAGTAAGCCATGACCGAGGTCGTGAACCTGTCCAGCCTGGACACCATGAGCTTTGACCTCCCGCCCAGGGAGGCCGTGATTGCGGCCTTCGAGTACGGGCGAGGCAACATGAACACCTGGGACTATCCCGACCCGCATCAGCATCCGAGCTTCACGGAAGGCGCCTGGACGGTGGCATGCGGTGATTGGTGCGCCATGAAGGCGCCAGCGGAGGCCATTCAATGAATCCGTACATCCCACCTGACGCCATGACCTGTAGAGACGACGTGAAAGCGTTCCTTGGCTTTGCCGGTGGCCCGCAGAATATCTGCTGGTCGTACAAGCTGGACGGGGTTCGCACCCTGTCAGTAGTCCACAAGGACGGCGAGGTCGCCCACTTCAGCAGGAACAAGAAGCGATTCCCCAACTTTGCCTGCTTCGATGAAGGGTTGAGGGCCTTGGCAGGAACGATCTACTTGAACGGCCTGTCCGGTTATCCGGTGGTCTTTGACAGTGAGACGACCAGCACGAGCGCCGAGTTCAGCGACGTGATGAGCCAGCTTCGACGGCTTAAGGACGTTGACGACAGCATCTTCCGGCTGAACGTGCTCGATGTTCAGATGTTCAACACTCCATTGGCCCGACGCCAAGACCTTCTTGAATTGATTTTCAATGGGCATGTTGACCACGGCAACATCTGGAGGCATGAGCACCATGACCTGTGCCCTGCCATGTACGAGGACGGCGCCATCTTGGAGTGGCTGGACGCCACGATCAAAGAGGGCTGGGAGGGCCTGGTGCTCAAGACCAAGAACGGCCTCTACGAGCACAAGAAGTCGGCCCAGTGGCTGAAGCTGAAGGGCGAAGAGACGGCAGACGTGCCCGTGATCGGCTGGGAGCCTGGTGAGGGCAAGTACGCCGGGATGATCGGCGCCCTGGTGGTTGACTTCAAGGGCGTCAAGGTGAGCGTCAGCGGCATGAGTGATGCCCAGCGTCACGAGTTCATGGACGACCTGCCCAAGATGGTCGAGATCAGGTATCAGCAGGTCACGAAGGCGGGATCGCTTCGGCACCCCAGGTTCTACAGGGTGCGTGAAGACAAGTAAATGAAATTCCTATCAAATAGTTGTTGACAATAGTCAGCACTTACTGTATTGTGGAATTAACGGTTAGAGAATTTAACCTCCAGGGCGGCGCCAAAGCGGTTGAGGCTGTGGTGCTCCCCTAGCGATTGACCAGGCCGCCTTCGGGCGGCCTTTCCGGGAGTATGAAATGAGCGTCAGGCTGTTCCCGACATTCAGAAGCCATGAGGAAGTGCGCTGCTGGAAGTGCGGCGCCACGATGCAGGGACACTCAGAAAGCGGGTTCGGCCCCAAGGACGGTGAGTTCAGGGGCCAGTGTTCGGCCTGCCAGTACCGGACTTTCTACGACGTGGGCACGCCTGAAGCGCCCCGACATGCGACCAGGGCCTTCAGGGCCAGAAGGAGGACATGATGGAAAGAGCCACAGAGAAGCATGAGAGCTACGCCATGATCGGCGCTCACAGGTTCTACGACAATCGCGGCAACAATATGTTTGGCTCCCACATCAAGCACTTCAACGGAATCGCCATCACCATCAAACAGGCGACGAGGGAGCGCGACCTCTCCCGCGAATGGATTTTCGGCAAAGAGGCATTGATAGAAGTCCATCTCAGCCCTGCCCAATTTGCCGAGATGATTTCCAGCCTGAACATGGGCGACGGTGTGCCCTGCACCTTGCGCTATTTCAACGGCGAGGAAATGGAGCCGTGCCCAGACTACAGCGTCCAAGATCGCATCGAGGACGACTTTAAAAAGAAGGTCATGAAGATCAACGAGGTCATGGGCCAGGCGATCAGCGAGGCCACGGAGCTGCTTAGCAAGAAGGGCACGCCGACCAAGAAGGAATTAAACGCCCTGCTTGGCAAGCTGCGAAACATCCAGACCGAAATGGAGTGCAACATCCCGTTTGTGCAATCGAGCTTCACAGAGGCTATGGACAAGACTGTTCATGAGGCCAAGACCGAGGTCGAAGCATTCATCACCAACGCCCTTATCAATCTGGGCAGAATGTCAGCATGCCTGACTGGGCAGAATGTCAGCATGCCTGATGTTTCAACCATGATGCCCGCATTGCCCGAACCCGCGAAAGAGGAGGAATAGCCGTGATCGTGAAAGTGGAAGAGGCAAAGAAAATGTGGTGTCCGATGGCGCGAGACGGGCATCGTATCAGCACGCCATATGGGGCGTCGGGTTACTCGAATAACGACAACGCAAAGTGCAGGGCCGACAAGTGCATGATGTGGCGCTGGGACGGCGGCCTTGAAAGTGGTGAATTTGGATATTGCGGCCTTGCCGGTCAATCATAGGCTCAACACACAAGGAGGATGCCGTGGATGAATTCACCGGAAGGCATTTGACAGCATGGATCGCCGGAGCCGTCCACCCCGAAGACCAACAGAAGGTGGGCGTCGGAATCCGGCGCTTCGTCAAGCAGCACCCCTTCGTGATCGAGCGCGGGGATAGTTGGACTGAGATCAGGAAGCTGGCCGAGCGCGAGGGATACATCAGGTAGGAACCTTACACGCTTCAAGGAGGGAGCCATGAAGAAGACAGTCATCACCCTGGTTTTGGCATTGTCCCTGGCCGCCTTTGTTTCCACCGGGATGGCAGACAGCGGCATCAGGTACACCGGAGACAGGTTCCTATTCTGTGCCGACGAGGCCCCGCTTCGCTACATGCAGGCGCTCTCAAACCAGAACGACGTGGACGCCCTTGAGAAGTACATCAAAGCGGTCGTTGAATCCGACGCCTGTCGCATGCTGCCGTCAGGAGTTCCCTTCTACAAGATGATGGACAACGACCGCATTGCAATGATACGAATCCCCGGCGAGTATCCGATCTTCTACACCTTCGGGTGGATGCTCACTAGCAAGCCGCCCAAGGAGCCAGCCAAGAAGGCTCCAAAGGTCAAAATGTGATGACGCAGGAGAGTTGCGTTTGACCTCCAAGAGGCGTATGATGCCATTCCTGAAACCGATGGCCGGTTCCACGAACCGGCCTTTCTTTTGTCAACACGTTTTGGGAGGCAATCATGAAGGGAATCTGTTTGGCCGTGGTATTGAGTCTCGCCCTGGTGGCGCCCGCGATGGCTGGCGACACCGCCTACATTGGAAAGAATGCGACAGTATGCAAGGATGAGTCTGTCCTCGCCTATTTCATGGACTTGATCGAGCAGAACAAGGACGACGCCGCCATCAAAGTCTACAAGGACGCCCAGGCATCTGGAAAGTGCCTTGACATGCCGGAAGGAACTCCGATCTACGTCACGGTCAGAGGCAGAACCATATCGCAGTTCAAGAAGGTCGGAGAAATCGACCTGTTCTACACTCCAACCGTGACCCTGAAATAGAAAAGAGGGCCGGTTTCCCGGCCCCTTGTCAGTTGAACAGATCGAATCTCACCTTCTTGTTTCCCACGTTCCCGGCGCCCGCCTCACGAAGCTCAAGGACAGCCGCGCCCTGGGGCATGGGCCTGAGCTTCATTCCTGGGGCGTAGCTCCTGCCGTAGTCAAGGAAGTGCCCCGTCACGCAGAAGTAGGCCGGTGCCGACCGGAACAGGCCCCGCTTCCGGTCGATGTAGTTCATCTCGTCGATGAAGAAGTCGGGAGCGTGAGTGTGCCCCTCCATGTAGATATCGGCGCCTGGGACGAGCACGGCCAGGTCTTCGGTGTTGTTGGTCTTGGAGCCGCGCCGCTTCCCCATGCCCGTGCCGTGGTGCAGGGCGATGTAGTAGGACGCCTTCCCGCAAATCACGTTCAATAGCCCTATTTGGCCCAGGAACGGAACGGCCATGTCGTGGGCCAGCATCTTGTCCAAACTCATACCTACGGCCCGCTCAAAGCGCCTGTGGTGGTTGCTGGTGACAATGCCCAGGCACTTGCCCGAGATCGGCGCCAATTCCTTCACGACGGCCTCGTATTCCTTCTCAAGCGCCCACGACGTGTAGACGCTCGATTTACTGTCCTTCAAGGCCACGTTGAGGATGTCGCCCGTGCTCACCCAGAAGCTGAACCTGTCCCGCCTGATCGTGTCGATGGCCTTCAGGTACAGTTCCCGGTTGCAGGCATGGTCGCCACGGTGGATGTCGCCCAGGTTCCAAAGTTGGATGTCCGTTTTAAACGGATACCGGAGGATGTCGCTCATTTTGCATTCTGTTCAGCGGAGTCGATCAGCTTTTTGGCGCCCTGGGCGACGATGGCGCTTGCCAGCTCGATTGCGATGTTTACCGCATGTCCGGTGAACTCCCTCCCCTCATCAATACAGGTCTGGGTGATGATTCGCTTGGCGAACTGCCATCGTTGGGCGTTTGTCAATTTTGAATTGTTCGCCAGACCAATCACGACCGCCTGGGCGATGTCGGCGATGCCCTCGGCCAGCTCACCGGCTGCCGTAGTGGCCGCCTTCCTGAAGAGCTGACCAATCCAACTACTCCATATGCTTTTGAAAAAGTCCCAAACTCCCATGTCTGATCCTTTCTGCTATGGAAGGTATCTTTTGACCTCAAGGCCCAGACCAAGGGCCGCTGCCAATACGCCGATGGTAATGAGCAGCTTGATGATCGTTCCCCTGACCGTCTTTGTGATATCACTCAGGTCATTGAAAAACTCGTTGACCTTTCTATGAGCCTCATAATGCTCGTTTGGGCTAAGACCGCATTTGTCTTTACATGGAGACTCATCAGCATGGCCATGTTTGACGGGTTGTATGGCTTGAGCCGCGCACTTGGTCATTTCATTCACAGCCTCGTTCAGCATCTCTTGAAATGCGGCTTTTGTCTCTGCCAGGATTTCCTCCTTGAGTTTCAAGTATTGATTTTCTGGCATTGTGTGCTCCCTTTGTCTAGTCTTCCTCCGGTGGAAGGTTAGCCTTGGTATTCCTCGGCAAATGCCAGCACATCGTCCACATAGTCCTGATTTTTCAGCCTGCCGTTTATCATGATGGGCGAGCCGGAATTGTAAGCGGCGATGCCCTTGGTCAGGCCGTACTTCTTGATCTTGCCCGCCAAGTGCCGACACCCGTACATGATCTGCTGCTCGGGACTCGCAAACAGGGCGCTCAACCAGCCCTTGTAGCCGTACTCGCGGTAGACGCCGCCCATGACCTGCATGAGGCCGATGGACGTCATCTGGAGAATCTTCTCCGTGTCGTGGGAGCAAATGGGAGGATGAACCTTGTCATATTGGAACAGCCACCGATAGGCAGGCTCAAACCGACAGGCGAATTGATCGAACGCGCTTTCTTTCTTGCATACGCCGTAGACAATCTTGCGCGGAATGCCATACTGATCGGCGTATTCATTGATAAGCTCAAAGATTTCGTTGAACATGCTTTTCCTCCAAATAGAAAGGGCCGCCCGAAGGCGGCCCTTGGTGTTGAAACTGTTGTTATGCGGCGGTCACAACCTCGACCTTTTGCGAAATTTCGCCATTCACGATGATCGTCACCGGAACCAGCTTGCACTGGTACTTCTCCATGACCGCGTTCATCTCTTGGGCGCACTGGGTGATCCGGCGCTTCTTTGCCTCAATGAGCATCTGATTGACCGCTTCCTCGCTGAGGGTCGCCTGCTCGCCGCTCAAAACATCATTGAGGCTGTTCTCTGTCTCGTTCACCGTTGCCCTCAACTCTTCAACTTGTTTTACTGCCTCATTGCTCATGCACTTCTCCTACCAGTTGATGTCGCTGTTTGTGACGGCGGCGCCGGGATACTTCGCCAGAAGCAGGCCGTCGATGAAATCGAACGCAGCTTTGGGATTGGCGATGATCTGCTTTATGAAGGCGTTCGGATTCGGGTGCTGCGTGATCTCGCGCCGGATGACATTCCCGTTGGCATCAAGAATCGACACGGTTGCGGTCGCTTCCCCGCCGTCCCGATTGAGCTGTATTGTGATCTGATCTATCCTGACCGTTGTAATCGGTACTTGCGTCTCAAGCGTAATCATGCTCTGCCTCCCTATGAGCTTTTCATGAGGCCGACGCTTTCGAGTCGGGCGAGAATGCCGTTAACTCTGGTGCGAAGACTCACAACAACAGTCCGAAGGTCGTTCGCCAGGTCTTTGAGCCGCCTGAAATTGTTGTTCAAAGTGTTCTGGTTGAAACTGGTGCCCACATCGGCGATCGCCGAGCCAGCCGTCCCATAGGCCCCGGTCAGCGCCGTCAGCGTCGTCGCGTCAACATCCGCGAGGTACGTAGTGGAATAGAGCCGGATCAAATCTCCGGCCTCTGTGAGAATGTGCGGACATGCGTTCCCGCCCACAATGTCTTTTGAGAACATCTGGAAGGCATCCGTGGGCGAGGTGAGCGGAGCAACCCCGGTCATGATGCACACCGTATTGGTTGCGCTCATTCCCATGCTGGCGCCGCCGATGCTCAGATTTGCGTCTTTTGTGAATGTGAACTTCGTGGATACTGACTCGTCGGTCAACCGGTGCCTGATCGTGAATGTTCCATAGGCGTTATAGCCGCCCAGCGTCAATATCGCCTCGCCTGGAAGGGTCGCATGAGCGCGTCCGTACATGGTGAGCGATGCGCCCTTCAGACCATCTTCTCCCGCGCAAATGGCCAAGTATGAGTCGTTGACGTAGGCGCCGATCCGCAACGCTGACGTGACGATGTTCCCGGCGTTGTCAATCTCAAATACGCTGGTATAAGCCGAATTGTCGCGGCGCCTCACCACTAGCTTGCCGGTTGACGTGTACCCTCCGAAAGTCAGGTACATATTGCCGGGATAGCTTGCATGGTCGCGCCCAAACAACGATACTGCGGCACCAGCTGTGACGCTTGTCCCGCCATGCAAATTCAGATAGCTGTCGTCGGTGTCCCGAGACAAATCGGTATTGAGTCCGGCAGCTATCGTCTTCCCGTAAAGATAGACGTAGTCGCTGATTAAGACAATTTCGTCATTTACAGGCCCTGTACCAAGATACAGTCTTGCGTAAGACGATCCGTTTCCAGCTTTCAGGTCCAGTGAATAATAGTTGGCGCTGCCCTGATACTGACCGCGAACACTCGCGACAACATTCCCATCATATACCCACGTTATTTCAGACGGCAAAGCCGGTGGGCTGCCGGGAGGATTCGTCCCTGACCCGTTGTAGGCGTCCAGGGTTATTCCGACCGAGCTTAAAACAACACCTCCGCCTCCAGCCACCGCCTTCCCGTCGCTTGCCCTGATCTTGAATTGCACCTCGTTCGAGGCGTCGTATCCAGCGATCAGCGTCTTGGTGATCTCGAACCGCGCCCCGGATGCCGCGCTCACGAACTTCCCATTCGTGTCCAATGTGATCGTCCGGGCCAGAAGATTGTTTAGCATCAGATCGGCTTCCGTGACCTGGGTGACGCCGTCTGATTTAACGAGGTTCGTGCCGATCTTGGCCCCGACCGTCGCGCCATACTCAATGCTGTTGAATTTGCCTCCAGTGGTTTCATCTAGGTGCGTTGTCCCCAACGCGCCAACGAGCAGAGGAAGCACCTTATTTGGATTTGCGGTCAGATGAACGTGTGCCCCGCCCCCAAGCGGCTCCCAAAGGCTCTCATTTCCATGAGCGTCAATGGCCTTGATCCAATAGTAGTAGTCCATATTGGATTCAAGGTCATTGTGAACCCACTTGGCCCAGACTATATTGCCATTCCGCAGTCCGGTGCTCGTACCAACAAGCTCCGCGAGATCGCGGTTATTGGTTGGAGTAGAGCACCATATTTCGTATTGCGCCACGTCACGATTGGGCGACGGCTTCCACTTGATGACATTGCACATATTGCCGGGAATGACCGTCAAGTCTGTCGGTGGAGCCGGTGGAAGCTCCTTGCCCAACGGCTTGATGTGGTTGTCAAAAGCATGATCGCCCTGCTCTTGCCGGTTTGTCACGCCGTAATTCGTCACAGGCTTCACGACTATGTAATAATCCATGCCGATCTTTACATTACGAATCGTGAACAATCCGGCGACAGCCGTTCCGGCGACAGTCCAAATCGCATCGTCGTTGCTGATCGTTTCAGTCGGAGGATTGACGGCATACATGACAATGTAGTGGTCAATCGTGGCCCTGCTGTTGGCCCTCATTTCAACCGGCCCGTATGACACCTGGATGTTGGGCACCCAGACATCCCCGACCAGCTCCTGGCTCTCAGACAGGTTGACTTCCGTGACAAGTGGCGGGACGGCATGGGACGCAACCGGATCATCAGGATCGACGGCAATCGGAACGGGCTCAGGGTCTTCCACGGTGCCGTCAAGCTCGTACTCTTCGACCAAGTTGAGTTGACTGTAGTCAAACTCTTCGACGTCTATGCTCTCGTCGTCAGAAAAGATCGACTCGTTGTACTCCTCTGCCTGTATCGCAACCGTCTTGTTGTCTTTGCGAGTGATTGAAAGCGCCCTGAATGGCTTGGCCTCTTTGTTGATCTCGCCGAAGGCCCAGATGTCTCCAACCTGCACGTTGTTCCCGGATTCAAGAGTTCTTTCGGTGATCGTGGTCGTACTGGGAGCCGTCCAGGTATCGACATAGAACGTGTTGTTCTTCCGACGAATACGAAGCGTGTACTGCTTGCCAGCCGTGACCGAAAGACCCTTGCCGAAGGTCACGACGTATCCAACCTTCGTTTCAATAGACCCACCGAAGCCGTACTGGGGAACGTCATGCTGGAAGTAGAAGAGGTCGCCAACCTCGCAAATCACACCGCCGATGCCGGTTTCAAAGCTAATGAACTTGCGGATTGCCTTGGCCTTTTTCAAGGCGAAAACCAACTCGCGCCTTGCCCTGGACAGCCTTGTGATTCCGAACAGATTCAATTGTCTGGTGTTGGGAGGCTCATCAATTCTGTCTCGGTCAATGCCGGTGATCGTCTTTCTGGCGTAATCGTTCTTTTCGTCAAGGATGATCGCTTCAGCCTGGTTCGGAACATCGGCAAGGCCGGTATAGGTTTCCTCGAAACTGTCCTTGACGATGTTGCTCATGTTGAACATCTGGGCGGGCGTGTCGGGTCGCTCAATCACGACCTTGAATTTGTCGCCGTTCCAAAATGGCAATGCCCGACAAGTGCCGCAAATCTTTGAAATGATGTCTATGGCCTTAAACTGCGTATCAAGCACCATGTTGATTTCATAGCGCTTCTCTGTCGTCGTAATGTAAAAGTTCTCACCGACCTTCTCCCACCACAACGTGTTTGTCAAAGCATGGTTGAGGTTGTCGGCCTGAATGGATTTGTAGTCGTAATCCGTCGCTGGATCATACGCCAGCGCCCCAAGAGCATACGTCTTTGTGGCAGACCACGGCTTGATAGACCCGTTGTAGTAGCGATAGGTGACGTACTGATCGCACCAATTTGCGAATGTTTTAAGACTGTCCATATCAATGTGTGATTCGTCCATCACACGTCCAAGTCCATATCGTTGGTTTGTCAAAATATCGTACAAGATATTGGCAGGGTTGTTAGAATAGGCAACCTCCCCCGTCCTAACATCTTTCAAGGTGCGCCCCTTGACAATTGCCGTAACATTGGGGAAAGACCCGGAAAGCCTATTGGTTGCTTTGATGCTGAAACCCAACAAAGCAGTGTTTGGATAAGTTAATGCAGCATGTTCGATTTCGTTAACGGTCGTAAAATAGCTTTTGTCGTAAATCTTTGGGTTAGTATTGTCTCCGTAAATTCTCGTGACCCTGATAAGATACTGGCTTTTATGGTCAAACTTGATATACTTGCAAAAATCGACCTTGCTGTTTGTCCTGGCCCAGAACCGCGTATCTTCGGTGGCGTGCCAAAAATCATCAGGATTGAGGTTGTCCTTCCATTCCCAGTGGAACGCGCAATCCTGCTTCTGCATGTCGCCTTCATCGCTGAAATTACATAGGCCGGTGAAGCTGACAACGCATCTTACGGCATTGACTTCGTTTTGCGTCTTGTATATGTACGGAATATTGTAGGTCAACTGGACGCCGGTAATGTTGTATGACGTCACGACCTTATTAAATTCATCAATTGTGTCTTGGTTCAAATAGCCAAGACGCCGCCACTTTTGGATTGAGCGATAATTGCTCAGAGGCTGTTTGTTGATCTGGACGGTGTCCGTGTCGATGTCTTCGACGGGGCCTTCGCTCACGGCAAGCAAAATGTTCAAATACTTGTTCGACATCCTGCCCTGCGACGTCGGGCCTTCGACAAACGCCTCAATGGGAACCCCGCCAACACGATGCTTCCCATAAACAATCGGCATCGTGCTGCCGTCTCCTATTGTGTTCTGGATGCCGTCCCAGGAATAGGTTGCGCTTTGCTTTTGAGCTGTCGGGGTGTCAGGCTTGAAGAACATGCTTGAGGCAAAGCTCAAGAGAGCGCCAGCCATGAGGCTGATCCCGATAGGGAGCAGGAACTGGAAGCCTGGGATGAAGCTCAGAGCCGTTAAGAGCGCACCGCCAATCAGTCCAAAAAAACCGCCGCCCTCAAGAGCAGGAACGAAAATGATTTCATCATCGGCACACGGTATGTCGTCCCAGGTCGCCTCTTTCCCAGTAATGATCGGAGCAAAGCCATTGCGGTCAATCTTGACGATCTGGTCAAAATACTCTCCGACCGTCTGATACTTGTAATCGACCAGGTAGTCCTGTGCCGTAGACTTGTCGAACATATCGGGGATGAATTTGACTCTCATTCAGCCAACCTCTTGTGCCTATAGATACGAAAAGTCCTGGGCCGCCATTTGGCGAACTTTGCAATATGGCAACCTGGGCCTTCCAGGGTTTGAAGCATGTTTTCCGGGTCAATGAAGACAGCGACGTGGTTCGGGTTCACCGATCCGTTTCGCAGTAGGGCGACATCATGGCGCCTTGGTTGCTCGGTCTTGCCAAGGGCAATCCACTCGCTGCCAATGTTGCTCATGAAGAGATCGCGCTCATCAGCATCATTAAAATGCTTGAGGTCATTGATCGGGTCGATCAGAGCAATGCCAAGTTCGTTCTTATACCATAGCAGGATTAAGCCGTAGCAGTCGGCCCCGTCAAAGCCCCTGCCGTTGAGCAGATAGGGAATCTCGAAGTAGCGCTTATACATGGTTTTCGCCCCAAAAATGGTTGATTTCGTTGCAGGCGCCTCAAGAAATCTTGCATGCCCGTTCGCCTGCAAATCCGCACTGATGGCGGATTTGAGCGTCAACGCATTAAAAATCTGATTAGGTGTCAGTACAAGGCGGCACGGGTCGCTGCCGTCAGAACGCAAATGAGGCCCCATCAGCAGGAAATCGCACGAAGTAAGCGCTTAGCGTCTTGGCACGGAACTTGCCCTATGAATTTTCTTGGCACAGGAGTTGCTAGAAGTAGAAACGCTCGTTGATAATGCCTGGAAAGCCTCCGAATCGGGCCACGTTGTTCTTGGCCCTGCACGCCTCCAGGGTTCTCTCGCATTGCTCTTCAGGCCCTGGGGTCTTGCCGCATTGTGAGTCGCCAAACTTCCATCCGCACATTCGGCTCCTCATAATGCGCCCAGGCACCTGTAGCCTGAGAAAGTCTATCCCGATGCTCAGGCCGAAGGTGGCGACGTCGCCCTTGGCTTTTGCCCCCTTGATGACATACGTCGTTTCGACGTAGCCTGTCTGGCCTACGAAGAACTGAATGATGCGAACTTGACGCCCGATGACATCATAGTTTTCGATGTAGTATTGGATCATTCGATTCGCGTTTCCGACAGTCAGCGAGCATTCGTTGATCTTGCCGTCAGAGCTTTGGGTGATGTCTGAATGCTTGACCACTTCGGGCGTAAAGACATGCCCCTCAAATGACACTTCAACGTCCCAACTCGTCCAGCGCAAAGGATCGTTGGCGTCGTCATAAGTGAACTCATAGAGGAACAGAGTCTGAACCTCTTCGCTGTTTGTTGCGATTAGTGTTTGGGCATTAAGGCTCAGCATGTCACAAGCTCCAATTCAAGGTTGTGCCAGGCCACGTTCGTATGAGTTACGGGGAATTTGTCGTTTTTGAATCTGACCGTATAGGTCTGGCCGTCAATGTGATTGACGAAATAGAACTGGTAGAGCGACCCCATGTGCTCATCGAAGAATGTTCTGAGTGTTTGCAGCCGCGCAGGCGTCAGGTAGGTGAACACGATCTTGAACGTGATAAACGGCGTTGAAATCCTCGCCGACCGCTGTTCTTTGTGGTTTTCAAATGTGACAATATTGGTGCTGAACTCCGGGGTGGTCTGGGTGAGTCGGTCTGGAACCAAAGGAAAGGTGTCTTCCATGATACCCTCCAATGGAGGCCCAAGTGGTGAACCTGGGTCTCCCATGTTATCGGGTGTAGCTCAAGATGCTTTGACGGGTTTGCCCGTTTGAACTGATATCGGAATTGACAATCTGAAGGACGGCATCCTTCAGGGCAGGCAACGACTTCATGACGCTCTGCTCGTCGCCGCCGTTGATGTTGACCGTCATGTTCACGTTGGGCTTTCCCTTGTTCTCGGTGATGTACTGCTTCAGGTCTTGATTGGTCTTGCTGTCAACGACCCGCTCACCCTTGTCCAGGAGCCAGGTGCCTTGATCCGGGATGTCCGTGATGCCTGAATGAGCCATACCGGCCAATCCAGACCCCACAACGAAGCTGCCCATGATCGCAGCGCCCTTCAGGGCCGCCATCGCCGCCTCGGCGTGAATCGCGGCGTTGTTGTAGTCGGCCAGGATCATGACGCCCTGATAGGCCGCCTCCATCAAAAGAGATGCGGTCTTCTGAGCCGCAACCATCTGGAGCTGCTTGATAAGGGCTGCCGCCAGCTTTTTGAAGTCGAACTTGCCGGTGGACATCCAATCGACCAGGGCGTTGGCCAGCTCGCCTGCCATTGCTTGAGTGGCCTCATGGAAAGCCATCTTGAGGTCGCTAATCTTGGCAATGCTGTCCAAAATCTGCCGGTTGAAACCGTCCAATCTGAGCTTGTTCAGCTCCGCGATCTTGTCGGCCACTCCGGCGATGTTGGCGCCCATCTTCTCGAACTGCCAGGTGGTTTCAGCGGTGATCCGCTCAAGGTCGGTCATTCCCAGGATGCTGTTCTGGAACTGCTGCTCATTGATGGCGTCTTCGATGCTCTTTGCCAGCGCCGCTTGCTGGGCCGCCAGGTTGGTATCCCGAATGGCAGTAATCTTCGCCCGAATGCCCTCGTCCATCTTGGAGCCAAGAAGGCGCTCGTTTGACTGCACCAGCTTCTCATACTCGAAGTTGACCTGGGCCAGCGCGGCCTGATACTCGGACATGCCCGCCACTGCCGCATTGAACTTGGCCTCATTCAGGGAGTCGTCCAGGTTCTGATTGGCCTCGAAGAGCATCTTCTTGGCCAGTGCCTCTTCTTGAATCCTCCGCAGCTCGTCGATCTTTCCCTGCATCTCGGGCTGTGAATCAAAGAACTTCTTGTTCTTCTCGATCAACTGGTCATAGTCGGCAATGATCTTCTTGAGGCCAGCATCGAACTCGCTCAGGCCGATCTCTTCGAGCTTTGCCTTGGCCTCGATCAACTTGTTGATGATGCTGGTCAGGGCCGACTCAGACGGGTCGGACTTGCTCCCTCCGCCCCCGCCGCCTCTGCCCTTGCGGCCTACGCTTGAGATCGTGAAGCGCTTGGGGTCAACATCCTCTTTCATCCACCTGGTGTCAACGCCAGCCAGCGGGTCGGCTCTTTCGACCATTGCAAGGCCCTGGGCGTAGGCCATGAAAGCGCTGCCGCTCTCGGCCATCACATTGGCGAGGCCAAGAACCTTTGAAGTAAGAGTCTCAAGCGTGCTGGTTGCGCCCTTGGCGTTGTTGTCAACCGTTTCAAACTCTGAGCCAGCCTGCATTGCGTCTTGGCCCATTTGATAAAGGCTCTTATCCTCGCTAACCAGGCTTATCATCTTGTCGATGCTGTCGGTCATTTCCTCTGAGCTTGAGCTTGCCTCTCCCAGGCTATCAACCGCCGCCGCAAAACTTTGAGGCAGCTCCGATCCCAAAGACTCGCCACTGCTCAAAGCCTCATCAAAGGACTGAACCATGAGGCTAGTGCCGTCCTTAATACTCTGCCCCATCTGTTCAACGCCGTCGATCCAGCTTATGAGCATGGTCTTGTACCAGGCGTCCTTGCCGTTCAAATCCTGATACCACTGGTCGTAGTCGGCCCGCGCCTCCTTGAGCGCCGATTTGTTCTTGGTTTTCCACTCGTCAACGGCCTTGCTCATGTCGGCATAGATGCCAGCGCTGTCAAAGCTGGTGCTTGCCCAAAGCTCATCTTGCATGACCCCGACCTTGTCGATCATGAACTTGCCGTAGTCGGTGTCTTGCTTGTCCTTCATGTTCTGAAGGGAGCTTTGAGTGGCCTTGTCGGCCTTGTCAATCAGGATGCCAGCCGCCGTGATCGCGGCAATGACTAGGCCCGCCTGACCGCCGAACAGGTAGGCTCCGATCAGGCCGTAGGTTGCGACGGTGCCGCCGCCTGGAACCGCAGTGATGAGCTTTCCAGCCGCCTCCACAACGGAGCCGATGGCGCTGGCCACGTCTTTGATGACCGGCCAGGCGTTCCGCGCCGTTTCCGCGATCTCGCTGAAAAACTTGCTCACCTTGTCGCGGTTTTGCCAGGCGGACTCGCCCATGTCGTAGAGCCAGTTGATGATGTCCTCGACCGTGTTTCCAATCTCGCGGGCATACCTGCTGAAGTCTCCACTTGCGAAGGCCCTGTCGATCTTTTGCATGACGCCGAGCATCTTCTCTTCGAGGAGCTTCATGGGGCCTGAGTCCATGATCTGCCGCTGAAACTCAGACCAGTAGCCGATAAAGCCTTCCTTCAATCCGGTGTACTTGTATTGAATCTTTGCGCTCTGGCCGCCGTACATCTGGTTGAGGCCATACATGATGGCCTCGATGACCGTCTTTGCCTCGCCACCGTACTTGCCGATATCTGCAATCTGCTCTTTGGTCAGGTTCGTGTACTTGGCCAAAAGCTCAAAGACCGGCACGCCGCGCTCAGCGAGCTGATACATTTCCTGGAGTTGGACTTTACCCTTGGTGGACATCTGACCCAGTGCACGGGCGATCCCCTCCAAGGTATCCTTGTTGCCGCCCAGGGCCGAAACCGTGTCGGACAGAGTCGTCATGGTGTCGATGGTCGGGTCCATCCCCATCGCCTTCATCTGCTGGAAGGCTTTGATGGCGCCCTGGGTGTTCATAGGCATTTTGATGGCCCACTCGTTCAACTTGTCGAACCACTCCTGGCCATGCCCCTTGGTCAGAGTTTCCAGGGAGAGCTTGAGCATGTCGAACTCAGCCGCAGTCTCGACCATGTTCTTGCCCAGTTCGCCGATTTTCCCGACCAGGCCGCCCGTCAGCCGCTGCACCAGCTCAAGACTCTGATTGAGCATGAAGGCAGAGCGCCCGATGCTTGCCAAGCCGCCTGTGACCTCGCGGACGCCAGCCTTGAAGCCGCCGGTCGCAAGCGTAACCGATGCTGATAAAGTCCCAAGATTCATTGCGTGCTCCAATATGGGGCCGCTTTAGTGCGGCACAGATGGCCCGTTAGCCTCCAAGTAGCCCTCGAAGCGCATTGAACGCCCCTTGGTCAAACTTTTCGCCATAATAGCCGTCGCTGGTTTCAATGACGGTTCCCTGTTCCTCATGCAGCCCGTCCAGGTACTTCTGGGCGTTTTCCGACATGAAAGCCTGCTGCAAGAGAATGAACATCCTTTTGTCATCTTCGGCCCTGAGCCGATCAATGTTCTTGGCCATCTCCCAGAACGTGTATATCGGGAGCCGCAGGAGGTCAGCATGCGTGATGCCGTAGAAGCGCATGACTGAGCACATGACGTACCCCATGTCATAGCTCAGGATCAGTCGTTTTTTGAGCCTTCGCCCTCCGACGCTTCTTTCGCTTCGGGATCAACGCCCTGGGCAACCATCAGAATGGCATTCAGAACGCCGAAGGTCTGCTTGACCAGCACTTCACGAGGGATGTCACTGATGCGTTCGACCTCGGACACGAGCACTTCGACCTTATCCCGGTTGCTCTTGGCCTCTTCGAGCTTCTTGGCCACGGTGTCGGTGAGGAAGTCTTCCACCGGCTTGCCCTGCACGGAGTATTCGACGCCGCCCAAGGAAACCTTCTGAAAAGTTGCGAATTTGTCGAGGTTGATGACTTTCATACTAAACGCTCCTGCTAAAGATGAATTGAAATGGCCGCCCGAAGGCGGCCAGATAAAAACCATGCCCCGGCTGATTGTCAGCCGTTCGTCGGCTAAGTGCCAGCCGTTTCGTCACCGAATGTCACGAACCCATTTGGACTCTTGACGCCCTTGAAGACGACCTCGTAGATGCGCTGCTTGTCCTTGTCGTAGCTGAACTCGATTTGAGGTTGCGGAACTGCCTTGTAGATCGTGAGTTTTTCATTGGCGCTCGTAAGACCAACTGGGGTGATGACCAGCTTCTTGCCGAGCGGGTAAAGACGGGTGCCAGCCGTGCCGCTCAAGACCAGCTTCTGTTTGGCCACATCTTGCGTAAAGGTCGCTCCAGGAAGCAGGCCGCCGAGCCGCTCCAGATTCTGCTCGGCCAGAGGGATCGTGACCTCGATTGACTGACCTGTCACTATGACGTCGAGAGGAATGTCTTCTTGGTCAACGACGACGTCTTTGGTTTCAGCCCTGTAGCTTACCTTGACGCCGCCGCTGGTATAACCGAGGTCTACACCGCCGAAACTGACAGTGCAGACGCCCATCTTCACGTCTGCTGCTACGCCTGCCATGTTCAGCTCCTTTCATTGAGCCGCGTCACGGCTTAGGGCGCTGCCGTTTCGTCGCCGAAGGTTACAAAACCGTTCGTGCCCTTGACGCCCTTGAACACGACCTCGTAGATGCGCTGCTTGTCCTTGTCGTAGCTGAACTCCATCGACGGCTGGGGAACCGCATGGTGGATCGTGACCCAATCGTTCGCCGTCCCGCCAACGGGCTTCACGACCAGCTCTTTTGCCAGGGTCAGAAGGCTCGATCCTGCCGCGCCGCTCAAGACCATCTTCTTCTTGGTCGCATCGAGCGTGTACGTCGCGCCGGGGAGGAGGTCGGCCAGCCTGGAGAGATTCTGCTCGGCCAATGGAACGGTCACTTCAATTGACTGTCCGATCACGATGACGTCAACCGGCGCATCCTCCTGATCGACCGTCTTCTCTTTGGTTTCGGCCTTGTAGCTGATCTTGACCCCGCCGCTGGTATATCCCAGATCAGCGGTATCAAACTCAACCGTACAAACGCCCATTTTCACGTCTTGCGCCACACCTGCCATGCTGTGTTGCTCCTTTCGTTGGATTGATTGTGAAAACAAAACCCGCAATCCATTGCTGGATGCGGTGAAGTAGATGCCGCCAGGGCGGTCTATGGTTTGTTGCCGCTATGCGATGGAGTAGAAGAACTCCAGGTTTGCGGAGTAGGCTTTCTCGCCGCCGTAGGCCACGAAAACGGGCCTATTTCGCACGATGACCGACTTTATGCCGTATTGTGCCGCCCCATCAGAGAACGCGCCAGAAAGGGACTCAAGGGCCTTCACGGCGTTGTCTGCCAAAGCGAACCCCTCCTCGATGGCGTATCCCTTGACCAAGACCTGTACGACGGCCCTCTGAATGTCCGGGATGGCCTGGTCGATGTCTTCGACCCTCGTGGTCTTGACCAGGACGCACTGGGCGACGCTCGCCTGCTCGCTGAATAGGTTCTGCCCCTTGACGAGGCCAAGACCGGCATCGGCCAGGACGGTTGTCAGAACTGTGCTAAACACCGATTGCCCTCCTTAGCTCGCTCACGATGTAGAGTTCGTAGGCCCGCTTATTCTCTTCAAAGGCCCGCTCCATGTACTTGCGACCGACCTTCTCGGGCTGCCCCGCCTGCTTCTGAAGCGATGCGGCCCCCAGGTTATACTCCAGCTCGTGCATGTAGAGCGCATAGTCCTTGGCCGGTGCATTGGCCGGAACGAAAACGTGCCCAGTGATCTCGCTCGCAAAAGTGTTGTGTTCGACAGTCTTGTCGATGGACTGCTGGAGAAGGCCCTTGTCAATGGGGACGCGCTTGATCGTTTCGGCTTGCAGGTTGTCGGTCACGTCGTCGATGATCTTTGCCGCCGCCGCATAGGTCTTGGTGCCTATGGCGCCGATCTTCTTGGTCATGGCCGCTATCCCAGGCCCGAAATCAAGTTTGATCTCCATCACTGCACTCGTTTCTCAGCAAGCCTTACTTCGTAATACTTGACCTTGCCGCTGGACTCATTGATGCTGGTCAGGAGCACCGGATCGTACTGGACGCCATCGTAGGTGAAGGTGAGCGTGTCGGAAGTGAACAGGTCTTTGTACGGCGCGAAAGATCGGTTGCTCACGATGAACTTGAGGTCGTAGGCCCTGCGCTTGCCGTCGCCCGTTTCCTGGGTGCTCCTGTGTTGCTCGATGATGCAGCACCGCAGCTCCTTGTCTTCCACCGGCTCAAGTTCGTCGTGCTCGTTTCGGGTGTTGTATGTGACCGCGATCTTCTTGTTGAACTGCATCACCCCTCCTTGCCCTATTTGATGGCTTCCAGAATTTCCTCGTCGCTCTCGCCAGCCGCGACCCGCTTGAAGATTTCAGTGATCTTCGGGGTGTAGGCCACGAGCCTGTGCTTGCATCTTGGATGGAAGATGTCGCCGCTGCCCCGCACTTCACCCAGGGTCGGGTAGCCGGTCGTCGCGCCCGTGAGGCTGATGACCTGGCCCTCCCACGGCCCGCACCTGTCCGTCGCGCCGTGGGCGCTGATGGCCACGAGGTCTTTGCCCTCGTTGGTCATGGTGTTGACGTAGCACTCGTTCATGGTGTTGTGCATGACGGTCGTGGTGAGCATGCCCAGGTAGTCCCGCAAGTCCCAGGCCCGACCGGCCTTGTCAACGAACTGGAAGGTCGGCTCCTTGGAAAGCAGCTTGTCCCGAAGCTCCTGGGTCGCCTGCCGCCTGCTGATTCCCTCGACCGCCGCCTTCCTGAAGACCTCCGTGGCCTCCTGCCTGAGCAGGGCCTTAAAGTCGGCCTTCATCTTGTCGGTCTGAGCGGCGATGTGGTCGTAGCTGTCGCGGAAGGCCATTTCGACCCAATCCTGGTTGAACTTGAAGTGCCACGATGCAGGGTTGGCCAGCTTGTCGCCGACCAGGTGCATGTCCTTGACGGCACCAGAGGTCGCCGTCTTGGCTGCCTCGCTCATGGCCTTGGCCAGGTAGTCGGTCAGGCCGCCCTTCATGTCGTCAATGAGCTGCCCGACCTGTTTGAGGAGCTGGGTCTGGTGGCTGTAGGTGGCGAAGCTCAGGCTGTCCTTGCGGGCGGCGTCCAGGGCCTTGCAGATGCGAAGCCAGGCGTCCTCGTAGAGCTTGAGCATGCCCTCCTGGGCCTTTGCGGTCAGCTCGCTTGCGACCGTGTCCGTGCCCGCATAGCGGTTGAGGAAATCGGCGATTGCGCCCATGCTATTTGCCCTTCTTGAAAGGCCCGCCTTTCACCGCCTGCACCTTGTCCCAGGCGCCCTTGACCGCATCGACCACGATGTCGAAGCACAGGTCGTCGTACTTGTTCGGGGTGATCTTGACGATGTAGCCCGCGATCCTCACGAACAGATAGCCGAAGAACATGGCCGCCAGGACGTTGTGGTCGGCCCAATCAGCAATCTGCTGAATGACTTCCCAGCTCTGGACGAGCTTGCTAAGAATCCACTCCATCAGTCTTCCTCCTTGCCGTTGAGCGTGCGCCAGAGCTTCTCGTAGCGCTCGATGTGCTGCATGTGGCAGTCATACTCTTCCTGGGTGATGTAGTAGTCGTCGAGCTGCTGCTGAAAATGAGCCTTTTGCTCGGCGTAGGGATCGGCCGGCGAGTGACTTTCAGGCTCTTTCCTGCCCAGCGGGATCGTGATGTTGAACTCAATGCCGCCTGGGTTGCACTCGCAAAAATGAGGCGTTTCGACCTGTCTTCCGCAGTCGGGACAAAGAAACTCACCCATCATCCCCTCCCGATCTTGAAGTCCAGGTAGAGGAACCGGCCAAGTATCCGATAGACATCTGGGTCGTATTTCCGCATCGAGTTGAAGCCGGTGATGATCTTGTTGGTCGGCCCGATGCCCTCCTGCTTGACGCCCTGGATGGCCATGTTCTGGGCCTCTCCGATGGTGTCGTTGTTTCGGAACAAATAGAACGCCTGGATGATGCAGGCCCGCTTTGCCTGCGCGAAGCCGTCGTCGCCGTCCAGGCTTCCGGTGTCCAATGGGAAGTTCAGGGCCTGACTGACGTCGATGCTGGAGTAGGTCACGGAGAGCCTGTCAATGAATCTTGTTGCCGTTATCAAAAGTCTGGCCTTGTCGTCGGCGCCCAGCGACGCCCATTCGTCGGCCCCGTAGATGGTGTTGAGGAAAGCGTCGGCCTCTTCGACGGTGGCGTAGCTGTTCGAGTTCAGCCCGCCCTTGGTTGCGTCAACTGTTACGGCCATGATCTACCTCCCGTGGCTATTCCTTCTCGACCGATGTTTCGGCTTCCTGGGGCGCCTGGGGTTCTTTGGCCGCCTTGGTGCGCTTGGTTTTCTTCTTGGACGCCTGCTCCTGGGCCTCTTTCTCTGCCGCGAGCCGCCTCGCTCGATTGAATCCTGCCAAGCCCATGTCAAATCTCCTTATTGTCTCCTGAAAATAAAGGGCCGGTTGCCCAGCCCTTAATGGTTGCTGCTGAAGATTTACGCGAAGGTCTGAACGCTCGTCTTCTGTGCGATGGTGTATCCGAGGACGGTTGCCTGAGCCACGGTCAGGGTGTTGGTTTGATCCGCGACGTAATCACCCTCGGGAAGGGTGATTACAACCGTTGCCACGCCCTTCACGAAGGTCAGGGTAGTGCTCGGGATGGTTGCCGCTGGAGTCGTGGTATCTGCGATGCTCACGCCATTGGCGATGGCCTTGTTAAACCAGTGATGCACTTCGCCGTCCGCCGTCTTCAGTTCAATGGTGACGGTCCTACTGGACGCCGCCTTGCCTGTGCCTGCGACTCCGGCAACGGTTGCGGGCGTGATCGAGAAAACCATGTCACCGCACATGGCTCGCTGCATGAGGTAGCGATCCTCAAAAGAGCTTCCCACCGGAAAATCATCGTGTCCTGCCATGATATTGCTCCTTCTTTAGGCGCAAGGGCCGGTTTCCCGGCCCTTAACAGGTGATTAGCCGTTGGTCACGAGCTTGACTATGCGAATGGCCTTGGCTTCCCAGACTTTCGTCCAGTTGGAGCCGGTTTCGCATTCGGCATTGGTCGGGGCCTGTCCAGCCTGAGACGCCTTGTTGTACTTGACCCCTCTGGGGTGCAGCACGAAATGGCGCCGATGGATGAGATAGTCCTCACCGGCCAGGCTGTCGCGGTCGGTTTCAACCGGAACGGGGGCGTTGCCTTCACCACGCGCGATGGCTCCGGGGCCAAAGAGATAGGTGGTGTACTTGTACCCGCTGGTCGAACCGGCAACCTTGGGACAGGTATCGTCCACGATCACGCGCTTGCCCAGGAACATCGGGACGGTGATCGTTTCGGCAGACTTCGCCTCAACGCGCTTGCCGTTGCTGTCGAGTTCGACGTACTCGATCAGGCTCAGCTTCTGAAGCCTGCTGAACGGAACGGAGTGCATGGCCATTGCGGTCAGGCCCTCGGCTTCGTCGCCAAGAAGGGTCGCCGCGTCGATGACCACGGTGCCGCCGATCAGGTTGTCTTCCGTCGCGCTCGCACCGGCCTCGACTGCGACGTCCTTGACGTGCGTGGAAGCCAGGGCCGTGGTGAAGATGCCCTTGAGGGTGGCGAACAGAAGAGCCTGCTCGCGCCGATTCCAGTAGCTCGCCACGAGGTCGGCGATGGCGCTCATGGGATCGTCACCGGACAGGGCCTTGGCCAGATCGTTCACGCCCCAGGCGCGGCCTCTCATGTGCAGAACGGCCACATCCTGAGCGGTTCCGATGGCTCCAGGCGACAGAGCCAGAGAATCGGACAGCACTTCGTCGTCGCCGCTCAGATCGCTGAAATAAGGCATGTTGATGAGGTTGCCGCCCTTTCTGGCCAGTTCGTCAAAAACGGCGTTGGGCACGACGATGCCGCTCTGGATGAGGGCGCTCTTTTCCATCGTGCGCTGAATGACGTAGGGAACCCATACGTCGGGAATGATGATGTCGCTAACTTTGGTCGCAGCCATTTCAATGTCCTCCTTTTGGACTTTTGAGTGGTGTTGCTATTGGTTTGGATTGGTTTGAAAAACGAGTTGCCCCGGCGTCATGCCGGTGGAGGTGGCATCAAGCCAAAAGGAAGGGGCGGGAACCAGCCCGCCCTTAATCCGTGGTGATGTGCTACGCGCCGTAGCCGATGGTGGCGCCCGCCTCGGCTGCGAGTCGCTTGGCCAATTCGGGATTCTCCCGATAAATCTGGCCCTGTTTCGTGAGGTTGAAGGTTTCCTTCTTCCAGGGGTTCACGTTCTTCTGGGTGCCCTGGGAGGTGTTGCTGCCAGCGCCGCCCGTCGCCCCTTCAAAGAGCATGGCGTACTCGGAGTCCTGCTTCATCTCTTCCAGACGCTGCTTGATCGAGAGCGGCTCGCCGGTTTTCATGTCGAGCTTCACCTGGCCATCGGGCTTGTAGAGCTTGATGACCCGCTGCCCGTTCTCCAGCACTTCGACCTTGGCCTCCTGGGCCACGACCAGCTTCAGGACGGACGGATTCAGGGCCTTGGCCATCGAGGCTTCCACCGCGATGGCGTTGGTCAGGATCGCGTCGTTGTACTGGGCCTCCAGGGCCTCATACTTCACCTGGGCCTGCTTGATGGCCTCGTCCTTCTTGGCCAGCTCGTCCTGGTGCGCCTTGACCATGTTGGTCTTCAGCTCTTCCCACTTGCCCTGCTCTTCGAGCTTCCTCTTCTCGGCCAGCTCTTTCTCTTCCTTGAGCTTGAGCAGCTCGGCTGGGTCGATCCCGTCGAACTTGGACAGCCGTTCCTCGACGTCACGGAGCTTCGTGCGGTACTTGGCCGCCTCGTCCCGAATGCCCTTGACGTAAGCTTCGGAGTAGGTCTTGTCCTCCTGCTCCTTTTTCTTGCGCTCGGCCTCCAGCCTTTCCTTCTCCTCAAGGGCCTTCTTTTCCTCTTCCGTCATGTTGCCTGTCTCCTGTTAAGGTTGAATGAAAAAGCCCGTCAGAACCTGCCTGACGGGCCTCACAATGAACTTCTACGGTTCGTGCTAGGCTGCCTTCAGGGCCGCCTTTTCTTCTGGTCAATCTTCTGGTCTCCGGGCTTAATCTTCTGATCGCCAGGTGCCGGTGGCTTCCCTTGCTGGTCGAAGTCGAAGACCGGCTTCTTGGCAGCCTCTTCGGCAGCAATGTCCCTGTCGTCGATCTCCTGATTGATCTTTTGCATCGTGGGCTGGTCGGTCTTGTTCAGAACCTTGGCCGCGATGCTCTTGTGAAGCTCCTTGGTGAATGTTTCGCTGATGCCCATGAGGGTCAGCTCCTGGGCCATCGTGATCTCGTCGGAAAGACTCTTGACATCGAACTCGTCAGGATACTCAACCTTCGCCTCGGCATTGATGCCGCCCATCCAGCCCCTGAAAATGTCCAGAATCTTATCCTCGGCCTGCTCCAGGTTGTCGGCCTTATTGGCCAGGAGCTTGTTGAGCTTCTCGAAGTCGTAGCCCTTCGACACGCCGGATTGGGTCTTGACTTCAACGCCGGTTTCGCCCTGTAGGCCCATGCTCGCGTAGAGCTGCTTCACCTGGGTCTGGATCATTTCCAGAATGAAAGTGGCCTGGGAGGCGTCAGGGCTGATGAAACTCGGGGCCGCCTGGGCCTGGGCCGAGTACAAAATGACGCGGTTGGTCGCCAGGGTCAGGAACTTCTCCCGCAGCTCCTTGTCTTCCATGATATCGGCGGGCAGGCCCTCGACGGGGAAGATCAGTTGGCTGAAGGTCTGGTCGTTCACGACGACATCCAGGCGCGACCAGTTGTTCATGATGGCCCTGTCGAGATAGGC